ATCGGCGGGCGTCGGCGATGCAACCGGAGCGCTCGTCGGTGATGGCGCACTCGCTGGCGCGGCAGCAGGCACGAGCACCGCATCCGCTGCACTCGATGGCGCTGGCATATTGGCGGGTTCGAGTACAGGACTTGCGACGGTCAGCGCGTCTCTGATTGCATCGGGCGCTCTGGTTGGAGCTGCCGACGGCGCAGCGACCGCGGGCAGTACACTCACCGCAGACGGTACGTTAGCCGGATCAGGTGAGGGCGTCGGCGCGGCGAATGCAACACTCGAAGCGACGGGCACACTGGCGGGCATTGCGGCAGGAACTGGATCGGCAAGTGGCACGCTCACCGAGCTCGGCGGCGGCGCAATTTCGGGAGAGGTGGCAGGTAGTGCGACAGCAATAGCGATACTCACGGGTGTTGGCGCGCTAGCAGGAACATTGGAAGGTCTAGCACTTATTGTCGGGGTGCTTACTGGAATTAGTCCGACTACTGCTCCAAGTCGCGGGAGATTGATCAATATTTTACAACAGCAACAGAGACGCGAGGACGAGGAAATCCTCGTCATGGATTGAAATGATTGATCTCGACATGTTCGTCCGTTGGGGCCAGGCAATGCAGCGCGGAGAGTACATCGGGCTGTATCCTCTGCCTTTCGCCTGGATATGGGCGGCGCTCTCTGCCTTGCCTTATCCCGTTCTGGTGTTCGGCGTATTCCTGACATCGATCGCCATCCTCGTTATCCTGTTTCGTCGGCGCGCTTTATTTTGGATGTGGTACGCGCCGTTTGTGGTGACGGTTGCTTTCGGTCAGTTGACGATGATCTGGTTGGCATTTCTGCGCCTCAACCGCTGGTGGTCTTGGCTACTGCTGACACTCAAGCCGCATTGGCTGCTATTCGCCCTGCCGGGCATCATCGCAGCGCCACGCCAGGAGCAGAGGCGATTCGCGTTCAGCGCAGTGGCGCTATATGGACTGACGCTGTTCATCCGTCCGCAATGGCTGACCGAATGGATCGGCGCATTGACAGCGGAAGGGCGGATCAATGGTGATTCATTCTCGCTGTGGGGCGTGCCACTCCTGGCGTTCGCGGCGGGCCTGGTGTTTCTGCTGTTGCGTCGTCTGCCGTGGCTGATGCTAGTAACTGCCTTCAACCCGCTTGTCAGGTCATACGATTACATGGTTTTGGCCGACAAGCCGAACCTATCTCTGATTGCCGTTTCATGGATCGCGCTGTTGCTGAATCGCTCGCTCAATGTGCTGTGGCCGTATGGACTAATTGGCCTGTGGTATGGAATTGACGAATGGCGGACGAACCGAAACACGGAAGCAAAACAGACTACATCAAGACGCTGGACGATCTCGCGCGGCAAGCTAACCGCTTAGAGGATGAAGCCGTGCGGCGCGCGGTGCGCCTGCTGCAAGATGCACTGCGTGAGATTAACCAGCGTGTGTTGACGGCTGAAGGTTGGCGACTATCGAACCTGGAGAACCTACAGCGCCAGGTCAACGACATTATGGAGAGGTTTCGGCGACAGTACACTGACGCGTTCGCAGAGATTCAAACGTCAGCATACCATCTCGGTGCGCAGTCGGTCGATGAACCTCTGCGAGTATCGGGCCTGCGCCTAGAACCGGCGCGCTTGAATCCGCTCGTGGTCGCTGTTCTTCAGGGATTCAGTGCAGATTTGATTACGGGAATTAGCGAAGACGTACGCACAACCATCAATGCGATACTTTCGCAATCCATGCTCGGGGAGATGTCACCGTTCGAGGCCCAGAAACTCATCTCTAAGATTGTTGGCGCGAAAGACAAACTGAGCGAATTGACAGGTATCTCGGCAGATGCCGAAAGAATCTTCAGAACCGAAATCGGGCGCGTGTATTCCATCAGCACACAGGCGCGCTTGATGCAGGTCGCAGAGACGGCGCCGGATGTTGAAAAGGGCTGGGTGACGAAGGGTGACCACCGTACCCGCAGCGGCCATCTCGATGCGCACGGGCAGCGCGTGAAGGTGGATGAGCCATTCGAGGTCGCAGCGGAACGCGGCGGGACAAAAGAGAAGCTCATGTACCCGCGTGATCCACGCGGTAGCGCAGAGAATACGATCAACTGCCGATGCAGGCATATCGTCTGGCGCGAAGGGTACGGCGATTTCGTACCGCGTACAACGGCGCGCGTTGAGCAAGAGATTGAGCGCCGCACATGAGCGTAAAGCCCGTCTTTCCGCGCGACATCCCGCCGCACGTAGCGCGCCTGGTTATCAGCTACGCGCGCGTGATTGTTCGGATGTCGCCGGAGCGGGCTGAGGTTGCGGTTCGCGCGATGGAATCGGTTATCGCAGAATGGCGGAAAGGGAACGGGCTCGATGGTAAACGATCTGATCGGAATCAATCGCTTGATACCAGACGGTGATCCCGCTGAGGCTGCTATCTGGCTCGGCAATGCGCGAGGATTGGTTGCAGCGAAGAAGGGCGAAATCGGGGTTTATCGCTTGATTGACTTCGATGCCGAACAAGATTCTGGCTGGAATAAACTCCCGCTCAAAGAGATAGGCATCAGGTATCGAGATCGCCTGGTGTGGGAAAAGACCGCACAGTCATTCTAAATGACGCCAAAACCAACCCAAAACTAACGTCTTGACAACCGGCGAGAAAAGTTGTAGGATAAGCACGTCAACTAAATAAGAAAGTCCCTCCGAATCGAGTAAGAGATTCTAGGGCGACCGGTCTTTCGACCAGTCGCCCTTTTTTATTTGCCTATGCCATACGCCAACGTACCCGCCGACAAAATAGCCGCGATGGATTCCTGCGTCGAGAAAGTCATGGCCGAGCAGGGCTATGAAAAAGAACGCGCCATCGCTATCTGCTATTCGTCAGTCGTCGAGGGGCTTGATCTCAAGTCGGCTATGGAGAAGCACAATATCTCCATTCTACCGTTGGCAAATGGTACAGCGCCTATCATGGAAACATTTACCGCACAGCGCATAACCCTCTCCGACATTCACCTCGAATCCCCGCTTGACAAAACCGGCCGCTCCTGGGAAGTCGTCATTATCGGACCAGAAACACAAGGCGACGTACAGACCATCGAAGGCACGCAATACATCCGCTCCAAGAACAATCGCTTGTGGTCAATCGCTGCTCTCGAATCTGCCGTGTCGATGTTCGAGGGCGCGAAAGTCTACGACGACCACCTGACCGACGCGGAATTTCAGCAGCGCGGTGGCATGCGACCGCCGGGCCGCGACTGGCTCGGATCACTTGTCGGCGTGCATTGGGATCGCGCGACGCAGAGTATGCGCGCGATATTCAAAACGGTTGACGATGCCTTTGCGCGCAAACTGGTTCGGGCGCAAGAGGGTGGCGTACTCAAGACGATTGGACTGAGCATCGATGTGCTGCGTGACTTTATACGCAAACGCATCGGCGAATCGGTCTTTGAACTCGTGAACAAGATTACCCGCGTCATCTCCGTTGACGCAGTAGGCGATCCAGCAGCCGGCGGGCGGTTCGTTCGTGCGCTGGAATCTCTATTTCAAGACGTGCCGCACGCACGGGAGGCGAACATGAACGAAATGATGCAGCAGATTGAGCAATTGCTCGCAGCAGTCGAGGCGAGTATGTTGCCGGACGAGGCGAAGGCCGGCCTCAAGGCGCAGCTCGAACAGATCAAAGCCGGTTTGGGTGCTGCACCACCCGCCGAGGCGGTGACGCCCGAAGCGGTACAGCAGGCGACTGAGGCCAGGGTCGCAGCGGCGAAGTACGCGCTACGCACGATCGAAACCGTGGTCAAGACCGCCAGCGTGAATCCTGCACCGACTGCGCCGGGATTGGCCGATGTGGATCGGAAGCTCCAAGAAGCCGATCGCAAGCTGACTGAGGCGAAAGCGACCGCCGAGCGCATTCTCGAAGCCGCGCGTGTCACTCAGTCTCAGCACGCACTCGAAGCGGCGCTGACCGAATCGGGCCTATCGAAGCCGATCCGTGAACTCATCCGTGAGCAGTTCGAGGGCCGCGCAGTCGAAACCAATATCATCAAGGCAACCATCGAGAAGCATCGCGCGGCATTCCTGGCCGATGCCGATCTGGGCCATGTGACTGGACATGGCGGCGCGCGCCCGCGGATCAAGGTCGGTGTGAACGAGGCCGATCAATTCGTCCTGGGTTTCGTGCGCCGCGTGTGGGGCCCGAACGGCCTGCGCAAGTTCGCCAAGGCGTTTGAGATGAAGTGGAAGGACGGTGCGCCGGTGATCGGCGCCGCGCAGGAAGCTACCGCCGATCCATCGTTCGGTTTGTCGGCACGCGCGGTCGAAGGCTGGAAGTCGGGCGGCGGTTCGATGGCGTCCATCCCGCTGTACTCCGGCTTGGATGAGTGGTACTGGGATTTGACTGGCGGCGGCGACCGCAACCAGGCCGACTTTTTCGGAGAAGGCCGATTCAGCGCGCGGGCGCTGGAAGCGAACCTCAACACCGGAACGCTTACCTCAATCGTCAAAAACGCAGTCAATGTCATGTTGGCTGCGGATTATGCGGTACAGGAACAGTGGTGGGGCGACATCGTGGAGGAACTCGATGTTGACACCTACGATAGCGCGACGCTCGTCCGGCTGTTCGGCGCTTCAACGCTCTCCATCGTGCCTGAGGGCGATGCCTACACCGAACTCGATTGGGAAGACGAGGAAGAGACGGCAACCCCAATCAAGCGCGGGAACTACATCGAAGTCACGCTGGAAACCTTCTTGCGCGACAAGATCAACAAGCTCAACACGCTCCCCGACCGCCTCAGCAAAGCCTGGCACAATACTGTCGCCGATCGCGTGGCGCAGGTATTCACGACCAACACCGCAGCCGGCCCCGTGCTCTCAGACAGTGGCGCGCTGTTCAACGCGACGGCAGCCACCAGCGCGGGCGGCCATGCTAACTTGCTCACGACGGCGCTGGCTTACGCGGCCCTCAACTCGGCCGTGGTCGCCATGAAGAAGCAGACCGACCAACCGCTTGGCGCAGGTCGTCGGCTCGGCATGGAAGTCATGCCAGCTTACCTACTCGTGCCGGTCGATCTGACTGAAGCAGCCGATCGCATTATCGGCGCTGACAAAATCCCTGGTTCAGCCAACAACGACCCGAACCCGTACTACAACAAGATCAAAGTTCTGGAGGTGCCAGTCTGGACGGATGCAACCGACTGGGCACTGGTCGCCAAGCCGGGCGGTGTCAGCCCAATCAAGCTCATCTGGCTGCGCGGCAAGCGGACGCCGGAACTGTTCGAGGCGTCCGACGAAAAAGCCGGCGTGCTATTCTCGAACGATGCCATCCGCTACAAAGTTCGCCAATTCGGGTTCGAGTTCTCGTCTACCTACCGCGTCGCGCCGGTGGCGGACTGGCGCTCACTGCACAAATCCAACGTGGCCGGCTAACCGGAGAAACGAGGAACAATGAAAAACTTCGTACTCAAGGGCTGGCTGGCGGCTGGCGTCAGCGTCGCGGCGGCGTTTGGCCTGGTGCTGTCCGTTATCCTGGCGATCAATATCAGCAGCGGTGCCCTGGTCGTTACGCCGCAAGGTGTGACGAATTACGACACACTGCAAGTCGGAGATGGCAGCGTGTCAGAACCAGCCTTCGGCTTTACCAGTGATACCGATGTCGGCCTGTATCGTGTCAGCGCAAATGACATAGGCGTGAGCGTTGGCGGATCGAAAGTCGGCGATTTCACCTCGTCCGGTTGGACGGGCGGCGTATCAGTCGGTAACAACGACCTCTCCGGGCGCAACATCACTGCGACCGGAACGACGAACGTCGCGGGTGCTGCCGCTTTGGATGGCGGCCTGACGATGGACACCAGCGCCTTCAGCGTGGCGGACACTACGGGCAATACCGTGGTCTCTGGCACGCTGACTGTCACCAGCACATCGGCGCTAGTGGGTGCCGTCACGGCAAATAGCACCATCACCGCGACGGGCAGCATTACGACTCAGAGTTCGTTCTTTCAAGATGGCGTTGCGTTCACTGGGCCGCTTGTCGGCTCGACGGGAAGCGTGGTCGATGGCGGCACCATTGCGCACGGCGTTGGCACTACTCCGACGATGGCCGTATGCGGCATCGTCAACGCAGGCGTGTTGACTGAAACGGTTTACATCAGCGCGACCGATGCAACCAACATCACGCTGGGCATATTCGATGCAGCCGGCGCGGCCTGGACGGAAGCCTTAACCGTGCATTGCCTGGCGACGCGATAGGAGTTCGCATGGGTGACATGATCGCTATCTGTTTCGTTGAAGGCGAAGTCGGCGTAACCCTGGGTGACAATTTCCGATACTTCACTACAGACGTTCCGCTGACTATCGTCGGCGTGTCCTGTTCGCCCTCGGCAAACGATGCCGATCTGACCATCGACATCAATGATGACGGCTCGGCGGCGATTGCGGCGATCATCTGCGCGACGAAGGCCACGCCGGGTACCTGGAAATCGACTCATCTCGGCGGGGCGCAGACGCCGGTATCCATCGCAGCGGGCAGTAAAATCAGCTTCGATGCCAATGACGCCGCAGCAGATACGCGCGTCGGCGTGCTCATCTTCGCCCTGGTTGGGGCTAAGAACGCTTAGGAGGCGTCATGGGTGATATGATTGCAATCTCATTCGTCGAAGGCGAGGTCGGTGTCACGCTTGGCGCGCTGTTTCGGTATTTCACGACTGACGTACCCCTGACGATCGTCGGTGTCACCGTCTCTCCATCGGTAGACGATCCGGGACTCACCATCGACATCAATGACGACGGAACCGGCGTTGTCACTGCCATTGATGCATCCGATCTAGACGTTCCCGGCACATGGAAGTCAACCCATCTAGGCGGCGCACAGACTCCAATCAGCATCGCGGCGGGTAGCGTTATCTCATTCGACGCCAATAGCGCGGCGGCCAATACTCGCGTTGGAATTATCATCTACGCATTGGTCGGGGCAAAGAATGCCTGAGTTGACGCTTGAAGTGGCGCTCGAAGGTCTAGGTGTCAAGGCGGACGAGGTACTTGCATCGGGCGTCTATGCCGATCACGTTACCGTCATCTTGATCAAAGGCAACAAATTGAGATGGCCTCCGCCTGAGTCTGCACCATCCGTTGCCGAACTGCCCGAATTGCCTCCGGACGTTAGGGCGTCAGACGAAGCGCGGCGTGTTGCAGCCGATCTCGGCGTCGATCTGAAAGAGGTCGAGCCGCACCGCGAAAGCGGGAAGATTTCACCGAAGGATGTCAGGCTCGCAGCGGGGAAGCGGAAACAAGCAAAAGGCTAATCACAACAGAGCCTATCGGGCGCGGCGGTGCGGTGTGAGACCGCGCGCCGCGCCCATTGCATTTTAGGAGGTTGCTATGATTGACATGGTTCAGGTTTCTACCGGGTCAGCCGCCGGTTCTGCTGGTGTTGCTACCGCCACCGGTTACAGCGTGCATATCTCCGGCAAAATTCTGGCCGTTCATGCCGACTATCAGGATAGCCCACCGGCTACAACCGACTTCACCCTATCTGATGAAAACGACCCGGCAGCCGAAGCCATTGTAAGCTTGGTTGACCAAGCTACCGACATCAAGATTTACCCGCGCCGCGTTACTGAAAAGAACGATGGCACTGACATCTTGTACACCACCGGCGAAGAAGTCCATGAGCCTTATATCGTCAATGGTCGGCTCAAGGCCGTCATTGCTCAGGCTAATGCGGCTGATTCTGTACTCGCTACTGTTTGGTTTGAGCATTGATGAACGTGGAGAAATGGCGGGCAAATGACACGCCGCATTTTGCAGACTGATTTCACCGACAAGCTCGACGCGATTATGCGCGGCATTGATGCGCGCCAGGTGACCGCGGCGGATAAAGTTCTGGCGCTGGATTCGGCGCTCTCGCGTTACAGCCAAGACAAGCCGCGCATCCGAACGGTGGATTTCGCCGGTGATAGCAGCGCGTATTACATTCTCTATGGTCAAGTCGTCAACGTGTCCGATACGACGCGCGATGCAGCAATAGATTTCACCAGCACTGGCACAGATCAAGCAGACAAGCAGCTTGCGGTCAAATTCACTTTGCCGCGCCGGATGCAAATACACGCAATTCGAGTGCTGCTGAAGCGCACCGGCAGCCCAGCGGGTACGTTGGCTTGCCAGATTCGCGGCGACTCGGCGAGCCTACCCGGAACCTCGGCGCTGCAAACGTCGAACAGCCTGACAGTGCTCACTGCCCTACCCCTGGGTTTCGAGGCAGGCAAGGTCGAGTTTCAATTCAGCGATCCTCGACCGCTTGCTGCCGGTACATACTACGTGGCATTGGTGCCAACTGGCTACACCTACACCAACGGCACGACAGAAATCGTGCTTGGCGTAGATCAGTCCAGCGTGACCAACACACTCTACACTTATAATGGCACGGTTTGGGCGGCGTATGGCACGGACAGCGCGGGTGTCATCGAGGTCGTCGCCAGTCTGCCGGATTGGTCGTATCGAGACAGCAACATCAAGGCCGCTGACATTCCGGCACCGACGATTTCAGAAGATGAAGTGCCGCAGTTTCTGGAGGATGAGGATTTTGAGATTGTGCTAGTCGATGACACGGAATACCTGTATCTGCCCAATCATCGACCCGCCGCGGCGGATACGATCCGTCTGTACTATCCAGGTCGCTACATGTTCGATGGCACGCCAACTGCAACTGACATCCCATTCGGGCATTTCGAGGCCGTCTGCGCACTTGGCGCGCATTACGTGTGCGTGTGGCTGGCGGCGAAGTACGCGCAGAACATCGATAGCGGCTTGTCTGCTGACCTCGCCGATCGGCGCAATCAAAGCGATGTATATGCCAGTCGCGCTACCAATTTCCTGCATGAGTATGAAGCGCTGCTCGGCATCGGCGAAGAGGCGACAGTCGCGCCTGCGATGAAGTTCGGCGATATGGATCGTGGCACGTATTCGCCGCGCGATTTCATCTATCATGACAAACGGCGGCGCTGATGGCCGATCCGCTCACGCTCGAAATCGATACCTCGCAGATTGACCGATTCGTGCAGCGTTTCCCGGTCTCGGGGCCGCGCATCGTCGAGCGCGAGTTGCGCATCGGATTGGATGACGCGCTCGGATACACGGTGGCGCAGGTGGTCGATGTCACTCCAGTCAATACGGGCATTCTGCGCGACAGTATCTATGACGATATTCTCGGTGTGAAAGCGGACATTGGCGGCGTCAGCCTGGAAGGTATCGTCTCCAGCAGCGACTACGAGCCGAAGGTGAACGCGGTCGAGTTCGGGCGCAAGCCAGGCAAAATGCCACCGGTCGAGGCGATTGCTCTATGGGTAACACGTAGAGGATTAACCGAACGCAATCCGCCCAAGAGGCGACGCGTGAAAATCACCAAGCGCGAGGCACGTCGCAAGGACATCTTGAGCATCGCTTGGGCAGTTGCAACCCACATCGCCGCGAAAGGCACAGTCGGCGCGGCTATGTTCCAGAAGGGCTTCGAGGCATCGCAAGCCTATATCGTCAAGACGATGGACACTGCGATTGACCGAATCCTGAACGCGTGGTCGAAAGAAGGATAGATGTGTTTCAGCTTGATGAGTTGGTCAAGGCCATGCAGACATTGGGCGGGATGGCCGAAGAGCATCTGCAGGGCCAGCACGACCAAAGCACGCATGGTCAGAGGGACGGCGGCGACGGTGGCGGAACTGGACTGAAGCTCACCAAGACTCGACTTAACGCCGATGAGATTGCTACGGCACACGCAAGGATTAGAGATAAGATCGGGCAGGAAGCATATCAAAATCTGAAGGTAGCAACCAATGAATGGGTTACGAGTAGCGATTCTGCCCATGCCGTTACGCTTGAGTACATTGCCAGCGAGAAATATGGCGGCGAAGTTCATGGGGCGGAAGGTGTTTTATCGAAGGAGCAAGGGGAAAAAGCACTTAAAGACACACGCATGGGCAGGACGCAGGCCGAAAAAGTGTTCGATGCGCAATATGAACACACTCAAGATGTTCTTAAAACACAATATCCAGATGGATATATCGAGGTTTACCGGGGCGTTCGTAATCGAAAGGGAACGATACCAGAATCTGGCAAAGTAACTGTTTCAATGGATGCGCTATCGAGTTGGACAACTGATCTAAATACTGCGCGCGTGTTTGCGATAGAAGGCAACAAAGGCAGGGTCATCAAAACCAGGGTGGCGATAAAGGATATATGGGCGTCTCACGACACCAACCCAAAGATGAATCAGCGCGGCGAAAGTGAAGTTGTGGTCATGGGGCGCGGCAAGAAAACAAAGGCGGAGGTTGTGCCATGAAAGACGAGCTTGAGATCAACGTCGATGAAGACAAGGAGGAAAAGGATTGGATTCGCCTATTGCCTCCCAAGACTTCATCGCCTCAAACTGTTGAAGAGGCATTGGCCGTTTTGACCAAGACGGAATCCGAATGACCGTTTCCATCGACCCGGAATACCAGACCTACGAGCAGGTTGCGGCGAACATCCGCACCGCGCTCGGCACGGGCGTCAAGGTATTTGAATCCGTGCCGTTCCTGCCGAATTCTGAGGAGTTCGACAAGCTCGCGTTGGTGACATTTGAATCGGCGAAGCTGTCTCACTTCTGGATCGTGTTTGTAGATGGTGTTGATCCAGAACAGATAGCAACCATGCACCAGCGCGAGCGTATCCCGGCGACGATTTACGGATACATGAGCCGGAGCGACAAACCAGGTGAGCCGGACGCCGACGACGCAAGCGTATCTGTGCCGTTCGCATCGGGCACGGCGACCGCAGGATCGACTACGACGCTAACGGACTCGGGCGCGGCTTTCACAATAGACGAATTCGCCAACAGTCACGAGTTATGGGTGACGTATGCCGATGGCACACTAGACCACCGGCGCATTCAGAGCAACACCGCAACAGCACTCACACTGCGCCAGGCATTCGGCACGGCTATCAGCGCAGGTGTCACCTATGAAATCTGGCTGCGCTCAACCGAATGGATCATGCGCGAGCAAGCGCGCAAGGTGCTGGATATGCTGACGACGAATCGCAGCGGCGGCGGGGCCTGGTCGGGTAATCTGCCGAACTATCGTATCGAGGCTGCCATCTTATATGAGCGTGGCATGTGGCGCGTGACTTTTGCACAGACGAAAGAGACATCGCAGGGAAAGAGTTATGCCTAGCGTTCGCCTGTACTTCCCTTACATCGAATCTGGGCAAGTCTCGGTCGGTTATTCGACCGTGGACATCGTGGATCACATTGCGGAGATTGACGGGGCTGATGCTGAAATCATAACCTATTGGCAACAGACGGCCAGCGCATTCATCATTCCCGGAACACCGTCGGCGACCGGTCTTGAACCGCCTGACGAACTTGAGATAGGAGTAGGATAACATGACAGAACAAGCAACCTGGCTACGCTGGCTGCGCATGGGCCGCGAAGATGTCGCCTGGGGCACGGCGCCAGCGAACGAACTCGAATACAACATGAACAGCGGCAAGTGGATGTCATTCATCACGGCTTCGCCGCTCGGCGCGTTGAAGCGCATCGAGGCCAAGCACCGTTCTAAAGGCGCGACGGGGCAGCGCAGCATTGACCAGCATGTGCCAGTCAGCGCCGCGCATCGCAGCGAGGGCGCGCTGGAAATCCCGTTCGTCTCGGATGTCGGCGGGCTTCTGCTGCGCTGCGCCCTCGGCGCGGATTCGGCGGCAGATACGAACGACGCGGCAATCATCACAGCAGGCGTGATCAATGAAGCAACGGAGACGTTTGACGGTGGAGAGCTCACGCAGCCAACGGCGACCAAATATCCTTACGTGAAATTCGTTGTCACAGAGGATACGCCGGGCACGGCCAACGCCGGGACAGTCGTCATCACTGGCACCGATCCAGCCGATCGGACAATCTCGGAAACCATTGTCACGCCCGCGCTTACAGCCGCCCAGTCGTACACGGTTTACAGCAAGCTGAGTTATAAGACCGTGACCAGCATCGTCGTCACAGGTTGGGCCACGGGCACGGCGGCGCTGACGGCGACCGGCATCGTCCAGACGGCGCATACGATCACGTGTGCGGACACAAGCGGTTCACTCAGTATCGATGAACACAGCGACCCGGCGGCAGGCAGCGGAAATATCTGGCGTTATACCGGCCTCGTGATTCCGCAACTCAATCTCGCTTTCGCAGCCACAGAAGAAGAAGGGTTGTTCGTCATCACGCCGACCCTGGCGGGCAAATTCCCAACGGCTGTTGCCGATCCGACCTATCGCCTGCCTCCCCTCACGCCCTGGCCGTCCTGGGTATGCTCGGTCACACGCGGCGGGGTTGCCAATGCCAAAATCCAGGCGGCGAATTTCCAGATCAACACTGGTACACGCCTGCGCCGCGCCGCTACCGGTTCACAAGACCCGGCGGGCGTGGTCGATGGAGGGCGCACGATAGCCATCAGCGGGCGGCTGTGGTTCGACGACAACACAGAATATGCTGATTGGGTGAACAACGCACTGGCGAACTACGAGTTTACGTTTACCAGTCCGTACAAAGTCACCAGCACAACCTATCAAAATCTGCTGCTGGAATGCACAGAGTTGGTGTGGATCACATTCGATCCGGTCGAGGATGAAGGTCTTATCGTGGCTGACTTCACCGCGTACACAAAGGCGCATGCGAGCGACAATGTGATCAAAGCGACACACACCAATACAAAGAACGGGGCATACTGATGCAAGGTAATGGATCACAACCCTTCAAGCGGCGCGAGAAGATTCGCTTGGACGCACTCGGCGATGAATTCCCCAATCACGCCTGGACGTTCTGGAGCAGCCCGACGCCGGACGTGTGGCTGAAACTCCTCGGCCCATCACGTTACCAGGATCGCGTCGATACGGGCAAGCCTTGGAATGACGAGGAGTATCAGCAGGCCGAGGGTGAATACTTCGAGGCTATCGCCGAGATTGTCCTCGATACGGGTGAAT